CACCATCCATAATATTTAATTCTGTAGCTGTTGAAGTTACACCATCTAAAATGTTTAATTCTGCGGCTGTTGAAGTAACACCATCTAAAATATTAAGCTCTGCCGCTGTTGATGTAACACCATCTAAGATATTTAACTCAGCTGTAGTAACTGTTGCACCATCTAATATTTCTAGTTCTGCTTCTGATATACCCGCGGATCCAATAGTTACTGTACCTGCAAAAGTTACATTAGCACCACTAAATGTCATCGCTGTAGTAGGTGTAGATCCTGATTTAATTACAAGTTCTCCACTAGAATTTGTTAAACTACCAAAAGTTGTACCATCATCTTTAAGTGTTACATCTGCTCCACCTGCATCTAAAATAATATCAGCACCAGCATCTAATGTAATATTACTAGAGTTATCTATTTCTGCAATAACAGGTGTAGTTAAAGTTTTATTAGTTAAAGTATCTGTAGATACTAATGATACTAAAGTTGAGTTAGAACCAGCAGGTAATAACATTTCATTAGTAACACTTGCTGAGTGAGGTTGTGCTTTTAATATTTGGCCGTGGGAATTGTTTTCACAATTGAATTGGATAGCACCTGAATTTGTATTACCTCTAACAGTTACATGGCCTGTTCCTTTTGCTTCAATTTCTAAATCAATATTCGAATCACCGCCAGTTGTTGATAGTTTTGGTGCATTACCTGTTGCAGCGTTTGTTACATCAAACTGATTAACTGCTGAACTTGTTGTTTGAAATATAATTTGTTCGTTACCATTTTCATCTGCAATAAAGTGTGCGTCATCAATTAAAATGTTTGCAGAGTTAGTGTCTAAGTCACCACCTAATTGAGGTGATGTATCTTCAACTATATTACTTAATGCAGCAGATGTAGCAAGCCCTGATACAACCACTGATCTTGCAACTTTTTTAAGACCACCACCTGAAGTATCAACTGCTAAAAATACATCATCATTAGCTATTGTAGAAATTTCTGATAAATCACCTGCAGCTATTGAATTAAAATTTGTACCATCTGCAACTAAAATATTACCTGCAGTGTTTGTACCCATAGTAATATCATCACCAGACACTGTAATATCTCCAGTTACAGTTAAGTTTTGTGATACTGTTACATTACCATTAGAAGCAATAGCTATCGCATCTGTATCAGATGTGTGACCTATATTAGTTCCATTTATAATTATGTTATCAACTGTTAAAGTTGTAAGTGTGCCAACTGACGTAAGGTTTGGCATTGCTGTAATTTCATCATCAAAGTATGCAGCTAAATCTGTAACTGCAACTTGCACCATTGTGCCATTATCATTTAGTACAACTCTATCTGCATCTGCAACTGTTGTTGATGTAGCTGATGTTCCACCATCAACTATATTTAATTCTGCTGCTGTTGAATCAACTGCTGCAAGTTTAGTTAAGTCTGCTTGTACTAATCCTGATACTCCGTCTAATAAATTAAGTTCTGCTGCAGTTGAAGTTATCGCTGTGCTTCCAAAAGTAAGTCCACCCTCTGGCACAACAATACTACTACCTGATTGTGCAGTAAAAGTATTTGCTGTAAATTGAAAATCATCTGCTCCCGCTATTTTAATATCTATCTGGTCATCTGTATCTGCTGTAAGAGTTGTATCACCATCAGCATCTAAAACTAATTCTCTTCCTTCCATGTCAGACGCGCCACCAAATCCTGCATCAACAATATTAGTTCCATCTGAATAAACAAGTCTTGTAGTTTTTTCTGATACACCAAAAGTTATACCTGTTCCTGATGCTGTTTTAAATTGAACAGTGTATGCACCAGATGTACCATTAGTTACGATATAAACTTTTTCTATAGAATCTGGTACAGTTACAATAGAGTTACCAGATATTGTGCCTGTTAATTTTATAACGGCATGACGTGCTACTGATGTAGATTCTGTTGTATCTCCATCTGTAATACTTAACGCTGTTGTGCCACCACTAGTTACTGCTTGTTCTACGTAACCAGCAATTGCTTTTTCTACAATTTGTAAGTTAGTATTAGTTTTTGTTCCCCATGTACCGGCATTCTCGCCGGTTGCCATTAGTTCTATACCAAGATCTGAAAATGTTGATGCCATAATTTAATCCTTAAGGTGTTTGTGAATTAACTGGGATTCTTACTGTTCCATCTGTGTAATCATCTCGTCTTCTTCTACCTATTTGTTCTCCTCCAAATTTTTGTACTTCTTGTTGGTATTTTTGTTCGTATAATTGCAGCATATCAGCT